CCGATGGTAGCCCTGTAAATATAGGAGCTAGGCTTTCGCCATCGAATTGAAGCGCTGTCTGCACACCGTTTACAATGTACATGCTATCTGTTGATGTAAATGCAAAAAAGTTATAAGAAACTATTTTATATTCCCCGCCAGAATTAAAGCGAGGCGTTTGAGGTGCGCCATTTACAGTCGCAACTACAGTTCCACCAACTTGAAGTTCTTCATTATCTTGAAATGTTCCAGTTACATTTTTAAGAGATACATATCCTGCTTGTCGGTCTGTTGACTGGTTGGCTGTACCCGTTACCGTTCCTGTTGCCCCTGAAGTTGCACCAGTTACCACGTTTCCGATAGCAATAGGATCAGAGTCGCCTCCCTGACCTGCATCAAAAAATACAACTCGATTATCGGATAAATCTACCAGCTGCCACCCTGTCGATGTGCTTTTATAGATCCTAGCTTCAGTGTCGTCAAAATCTCTTATCGCATAGACGATACCGTTATGCTCATAAGCAGCTCTTACGGGGCCAGTTCCTGGGACCTCGTTTATTTGTGTTCGGTTGTACTCCCTAGCTGCTCGGAATAACTCTGTAGATCTTGAGTCGCTAACAAACAGCCTAGCCTCTGCTGAGTCTCCTGTAGCGTTTACGCCATTAAAAGTATCTTCGTCTTGAAATGTTGCTGACTGATTGGTTATAAATACAAAGCCTTCCTCTTGATCTATATAGCGCCCTGTTGCGCTCGAAACTGAGCCGGTAATAATATCGCCCAACGTAGGGGCTGGAGATATTTGAGCGTCTACTGGAATAGCATGAACCACGCTATCTGTTGGCGATTGCTTTCCGTCAAACCGCTCGTACCCATCCATCACGCGATAACCGCCGTCTGGATCTGGCTCGTAGTTTAGCGAGCGCAACAGTCCGCTAGGTCGTCTCTCTAGGTATGGTGTGTTTATATCAAGCCCACCAGCAAGCCTAAACTGATCGTATCTCTTAGCCATTATTCAGCACTCACAACAAAACCACCGCCTTGGCTAGCGCCATGCAATAGTGAGTTAGGTAGTTGATCTGATTGCAGCTGAAAAAGGAGTGAGCCGGGTTCTGGATTTACCCAGTTGCCACCAACGCCGTATATTTGTTCTACTGCCTGTTGCTTTAATTCTGCCGCTTCATCGTAGTTTGCGTATCTTCTTAGTGCGTCAAACACAATTATATTTCTAAACTGGACAGGTACAGCTGGCTCATCACTGTTTTCTTGCAAGATTGTAGCCATTCGATAGTATTCTATTTCTATGGAGTACTCTCCGTCTGGAACACCGATAAACCTAAGATCGTTATTCCTTTCAATGATTCCTACTATTGGTCTTGCTGAATAGTTTTCAGCGATAGGGTCTTTGGTGTAATTGATTGTGTCGTCAGCGTAATAAATATCAATCTGAAGCCCATTTAAGAAAGCTCTGTTTTTATCCCACTGCCTTACCCTTAAATCTTCTGGTACTGGATATGTCGCGATACCATCGACAGTGTTAAATGTGTGTATTCCGTGAAGGAATCGCCAGTCAATATATCTGCCTTCTATTTGCTGACATGCTGCGCGAACATGGTTTACCACTCTATGAAAATCACCGCTTTGATTTTGAACTGAAACCATATCACCAGACAGACCAGCCTCAATAACTACTGATTGGCAAATTTCTAAAAACGTCATTACACTTTCCTTAAAATAAAAAAGGGCTTGTAACCAAATACATGCCCTTCCTTGAACAATGAAGACTGAGTTTATTTTCTTAGGGCTTTCAAGCCTTCAAGAATATCAGACTTGCTAACACCGTTAACGTCAAACTTTGTTGAGTACTCACGCAGCGGAGCGATACCGGCTGAAGCAAGTTCATCTAACTGCTCGTCAGTTTTGTCCATTACCAGTTCTTTTGATTCTGGTTCAGGCTTAACTTCAGGAGTTAGTACATGTCCTTCTTCATCTTGTCCTTCATCATCATCGGCTTTTTCATGCCAGGCTTTCGCATCATCTTGCCGCCCATCGGCTTCGTCATGTCCATGTCCGAATTCATCGTCTCGTCCATCATGTCCATCGACTTGCGACCCATCTTTTTCTTTCCGTAGTTCATTGCCATCGATCAAATCTCCATTTATATCGAAAAATTTCCCTTCTTGGGTGAATTGAGCAGTGGGGACAGCATCATATCGACCGTGAATAACGCCATACTGCTTTGATTTATCTAGCTTCATATTAATACCGCTTATTTCTGTTTATCTTTACTTGGTCGCTATACATAGGTTCAACCATGGAAACGCCTTCTTGAACGCTGCCTTTTCGTGGTTTTTCGTATTCGCAATCCCAAGGATAACAATCTGGATCAGAAAGTGTGTCACCGCTTCTATGCTCTTCTTTTAGCTTCTCAGTGGTAACAGGGTTAAGCTTTGATTGCGCTGAGTACAGACATCGCTTCATAAGTACACCTTAACAAAAGGCGGCAAAAGCCGCCTGTTATTTAGTATCGGCCAATAACAACATTAAGACCAGCAACAGCGTTAGCAGGAGCGGTCGTATTAGTAAATACAATACGCTCTACATCACTCACACTGGTTAACTCATAAGCTGCATCAGTTAGGTTTAGCGTAATTTCAGCTGACTCGTTAGCGGTTCCGCCAGCAGCTACGTTAATCGTGCCAAACCGATCTGCGTCAGTCCCGTCACCAATAGAAATAACTACAGCAGCAGGAGATGAGCCAACAAGTGCGCTAGCATCAAGAACATTAAGGCTTGAGTATTTAGCTGATTTAGCCGGGATTGACACAGCAGCTTGAGCTGCCGCAAGTGCTACAACTTCATGTTGTGGGTTGTCATAAGTGCGATTCATAATAGATCCTCTTTAGTATCGCTTGATTAATTAAGAACCGCTATTGCCATCAAACGTAAAGCCAGCGATTTTTTCTGTCTTACGAGCGCAACGAGCTTGCTCCATGTTAGCGTCTGGACCAGCAGAGCGAACATTGTCAGCGTCAAACTTCATTTGCTCAGATAAACCAGTTTGAACAGAAGCGCCTTTATTGCCTTTTGGGGCAGACTTGCCCTTTTCGTCACCAAAATACTGTTTCATGATAAATTCTCTTTAGTGGTAGCCAATGATAACAACTAAATCAGTCACCGCATTAGCAGGAACAGAGCTGTTAGTAAAAACAAGCTTACTTATACCAGAAATGCTTTCTGCATCTGAGGTTAAGTTTAGCGTAGTATCAAGTGTATTTCCTGATACTCCTCCGCTTGCTATCTCTATAGTGCCATATCGATCAACCGATACGCCATCACCAACAGATATAGTTGCAGCAGAAGGTGAAGAGCCAACCAAACCAAGAACATCAACAATTTTGATAATTCCGTATTTAGATGTTTCGCTCGCCACCTCTATTACTGCTTGTGCATCATTAAGTATAACTTCGTGATGCACTGGGTAGTCATGAGTTACATGGCTCATCCTTGAACAATGCCCCTTTTATTAGCTAGCAGAAGTCCATTTAACAATGCGGTTCTGGCTTGCCGTAGCGTCAGTAGGATTGTTGTGAGCGATGCCAAATCCGCCCAAATAATACCACGCAATACCCTTAGAGCGACCGTAATCACTTGGAATCTTACCGCGAATCTGTTCGTACTCAACCACACCTTCAGTTACCGTATCACCACCAAAGAAGAATGCCTCATCAGACTGGTTGTTGGACCAATTCTTTCGAGCGATATTGGTTTGTTCTACAAAGCGAGTGCCTTCATAAAGTCCGATTTCACCCATGTAGATACGTCGTGCGCCTGATTCGATATTCTGATAGATGCTTTCAAGATCGTTTTTGATAGGGCGGAATGTACGAGTACGAGCAATAGAGAAATATTCATCATTGTCGTAACCGGGAATATCACGCTCTTTCATTTCATCAACAATAACCTTAACGTGCTCTTTGCCAAGAGGAACGTTATTAACTGTAGATGTTGTCGCACCAACTTCAAATGTTACTGAGTCCGTACTGTTGCCGCCAGTAGGTGTAACAAGTAGTCGTGTTGCAGCAAACTGAGAATAAGCCGCTCGGTCAAGCGTCTTAGCTGCGTCATGTTTAAGTACTTTCTTAATGACTTCTTGCACTGGGTGCTTAGATAGATCATCAAGTTTTTTGGTGAATGGCGCTGAGTTACCATACTCAGTTACAACTAACGTACCTTGAGAAATGGTGAAGTTACTCTCTGGCATTGCTTCTTGCTCTTGAAGCTCGCCGCCATCATCTTCTAAATCAGAATACACGTTCCAGTGAAATTGCTCACCTTTGCCGTAACCGATAGCTTCTTGTAAGTCAGTAAACTGACGAAAGCGCATCATCGGTTGAAGCTCTGTGCGTAAGTAATCAGACAACTGATCTGAGTACATGAATCCACCCAGTGTATCTGCAAACCACACTTGTCCAGCCATTTTAAACCCTCTTAATTTTGATTTCTGGCCGCTCTCATTTTATTGAAAGTAGCCTTTCGTTGTTGCTCTGGCGTTAGCTCTTGCTCTTGAACCTGTTTTCTTTGCGCTTTACCTTGACTAGAAACAGACTTAGGCATGTTGCGTTTACGCTGAGCTCTATCTTCCTGAGTTGCTGCCGGGGTTTCTTTTTTGACTGGCTTGTAACCAACCTCTTCCCGGTAAGCGTCCATTGCCTCGATCATAATTGACTCTAATGAACCAGTATGACCTTGACGAACAAGACGTGAAACATGATCGGATGCAGCCTTATAAGCGTACTGATTATTGAATACGTCATCGTATTCACCAGTTGCTTTAAGCTGTTCTTCTACTCTTGTAGCTTCATTGACTCGCAGTTGGTTTTTTACTGCTGCATCTATGTCGCTTTGCGTAATAGCTTTCTGCTGTGGCTGTCTACTATTACTGAGTAGCTTCTCAAGCTCTGCTGCTGCATCTTCTTCGTTTCCGTCTTCAACCATA